TTAAACAAGCAAGAAAAACAAGAACCAATAAAGCTCAAGAAGCTGGTTATAAAGTTGCGGATACAGAAACTTTGCCGCCAGAAACAGTATTAGATATTATTGATGGGATTGATTCTATTCCTGTTCCCCCAAATAGCCCAAGCGCAAGTAAATTACAAAACATAAAAAATCAATTAACCAAAGAAGTAATAAGAGACGAAAAAACAAAAAAAATTATAGAAATCATTCCAGAAACAAATATTAATAATTTGAGTTCTACTTATAAACAATACAAAAAAGAAGTAGATGCTTCGAATAAAGAATTAGTCACTGGGGGAGAAAGGTTTGTTATAGAAGATTTAAGACCAAAACTTTACAATGAAGATCAGACTGGTGCATTAGATTTATTAGGCAGTGCGTTAAATTCAAATCCAGCATATAAAGCTGGTAATGAAAAATTTGCTGAACTTTCAGACAGCTTGGTAAAAGTTGTTGAAAAAAATGTTTTGCCTTTATCAAAGAAAAAAATAAATTTAACCACAATAGAAAATTTTGTTTTTAATCCAAAACAGGCAAATAAAACAGATATTAATGACACATTATCTACTTTAAATAAAACAAATCCCCAAGCTACTATAGAAATAGCAAATGTCTACTTTAGAAATGCTATTAATAATTCTTTTGGTATTAATAAACAAGGCGCTGATTTAAAACAGGGTTTTAATTTGGTAAAAGCGATAGCTGGAACAAAGAAAGAAAGAGAAAATTTTTTAGCAGTAATTGACAATGTAGCAGATGCTCAAAAGGTTAGCAGAAAAGATTTAAAAGTTGGTTTTGAAAATATGCTTAATATATTAGAAAGAACTGGAAGAATATCTAATATCAACAAACCTGGTTTCGATGTTCAAGGAATAGCAAAGCAAACTCTTGCAAAAGATTTGGCTATGGCAAAAACATTTAATCCTCTTGTAAGGCTTTCAACAAAATATAGCGAACTTAGAGCTAATAATGCATTTGATAATCTTGGAAGAATCATGGCTAATCCAGAATCAACTAAGTTATTAGTTGAACTTGGCAGAACCAACCCTAGCTCTAAAGCAGCTATAAATAAAACCATTCAAGCAATAAATATTGTTTCTCCTTTTAGAGATCAACAAGCGGAACAACCATATTCTTTTAGCAATTTACAGGTGGCAATACCCGCCCAATAACCC